TTTTCATATATAAATATCAAGGTTTTTCCTTTATATACACTATATCATGAACCTTTGTGCTTATACGCTTTAAACCTTCATCATTTGTTGTCAGTAGAGAATCTTGATAATTTTCCCACTCTATTTTATAAGAAGTGTCGAGAACATTATTATTCATTAATTTAATCAGAGTATTTAATGCATTTATAGTATACAGAGTATTTGTTTGTTTTTTTCTGTGTAAAGAAATTGTGTGATCTAATAGATTAAAGTTTGATTCCGACTCTACATTGTAAGTACACATATACTCTTTCTCATTATCAGCATTGCTTAATATAAAAACTTTGCCATACAGAACATTATGATTGGAGGTAATATCATTAACAGTTTTTGCTAGCTCTTTATCATAAGCAAATGTACAAAGCAATTGAGTTCTCATTACTTATTGCCTTTGAAACACTTTTGTAAATTTGGATGATAATTATAAACTGTTTGTAATTTACCTAAAATACCAGTTTTAGATCTTTGTTTTTTCTCACCTATAGGATATCTTTCGCCTTCTTTGGAAATTGCATAAACTATTTTAGTACCACCAGTTATGTTTGTACTTCCTTTAGCAACGGATTCTTTTTCTTCACCAACTTCGAAATGTGATAGCATATCTTTTTTATCTTTAAATGGCATACATCTTTGCATAGCTGACTTATCAACTTTAACACCACCAGATTCTTGATAAAAAGAAACAGGGTCTGAATAAACACCTTCTCCGCCAAACATCATATCTAAGTGTAATTTTTCTGCAACTGATTCAGCTTCCAAATAAGTTCCCATACCAACTTCTTTACCATTAACTAAAATTTTATTTTCATTAAGTTTGTTTATTAGATTCAAATCTGTTGCTACAGTTTCTTTTCTAATTTTACCAATTTGAGAACCTAATTTTGGACCATTAGTTGCATTAGATAATTCAGCTACTATTCTTTGATCTACTTTACTTAAATTTCCTTTGTTTGATGGATCATTAACATACTTTACATAAGCTTTAATTATATCTTCTTCTGAAGGTTCTAAAACTCCATCAGGTAAGTAATCACTAGCACGTTTATCTCCAAGTTTTCTGTTCAGTTTTGAAAATTTATTTGCTATTTTAGTATTCCAATATTTCTGGGGATCCGAACCTTTAGAAAGATTTTTTGCCAAACTTAAAAGTTCTTTCGAATCAACACTTTCTAAATGCTTACCTGGGGCATCTACTACTTCATCTAGTTTAGATTCTAAATCACTATGTTCTTTTATAGATTCATCCATAGCCATTTTTATAGATTCACTCAATTCTTTATTTATTACGCCAGATTCAACTAAAGAATCTACAGACTTCTTTTTCAAATTAACTTCTGCTTGTATAGATGATTGAGCTACAATAGCATTAACATTATCTTTATCTGAAAAGAAAACCATGTGAACAGATCCAGATTCGTCATCTTTTACAAAAATAGCAGTGTCTGATGGATTTGCACCACCACCACCACTTTGAATTATTTTTATAGCTTCTTCTTTAGAAACTTCAGTATTTCCAAGTTTAACTGTGCCTTCATGAGTTTTTATATAATCTTCTTGTGCTTTCATACCAGCTTTGTCACCAAAAAATGGTATTGTTTTAGCTTCTTTTATATTATTAGCTTCTATTATGTTATCTTTAATATGTGAAGTTTTACTTAAAGCAGCTCTTGTTGCTATTATGCATTTAGAAGCAACTCCTAAAGATACACCATATTTTTCTGCTATAGGGCCTGCTTCAGATTTTTTAACCCCAGTAGCTAAGTTATTACTGTCATTGTCTTTAGCTAAACCAGTACCTTTAAGTCTATTTATATTTGCTTCTAACTCCGATTCGAAATTAAAATCTTGACCAGAATTTAAAGTTTTTGTTGCTGATGTTATGGATATTATTTCATTTAACATTGATCCAGCACTACCAGGTGCACCTTCGCTATCAGCAAAACCTTTTACAATAAAAGAGTCTAAAGATTTTTTATTTTCTAAACCAATGCTATCTGAAGACATACTAGATTTTTTAGTATCTTTTTTGGCGTCTAAAGCTGCATCAGATCCTGGTTCAGGTTCACTAAAAAGTTTTTTTGCTTTTTTAGCTTTATCTTCAGAGGATTCTCCAGAATCATCATCTTTTAATTTTTCAGCTTCTATTCTAGCTGGATGACCTTGAGATTGTTGTAAAGCCGTAGTGAATTCCATTTCTTTCTTTTCACCATCTTTATCAGTATACTTAACCATATCGTCAGATTCTGCTTCGGTTAAATTCTTTATATAACCATCTATGAATTCTTGAGGGTACTTATGAGCTTTTAAAACAGCTTCAAGTATTTGGATGTGATTTCTATTTTTTGGATCTGGCATTCCATCATTGACACGCCAAGCCCAGTCTTTAATTAAAGCATTTATATTCATGGTCTATTCCTTATATTATAAATATCACTTTACAATTTCAAAGGCTTCATATCACCATAATTCTTACCATATTTTGCTTTGGTTGGCATATCCATTAAATTGTGAATTTCGCCAATAATACTCTTGCCGTCAGCAGGAGATACATCAAATAATAAAGAATCGTAAGTGTATAAAATCATTTTAGTATTTTTATCTTTTAACAATTGTTTTATAGATAATATTACCTCTATATTCTTTTCAGTTTCGTAAGCTTGAATTTGATAATTAAATAACTTCTGAGGAGTCATTTCCTCATAATTTTTCTTATAAAACTTTCTTTTATATATTGGAGTTTCTATATAACCTTTACGATTATAAATATCCCACAACTCAAAAATATAATTTTTAACATTCTTAAAGTATTTTATATTTTCAAATTCTTTTGGTACACCACCATACAAAACACGAAATGAAATCTTTTTAGACTCTTCATATTCTTCTTTAGTTAATCTTTCACTATCAAAATACATTTTACCTAAATGATCGTGAACAGATTTTTCTGGAAATTCGTATTCTATTAAATTAGCAATAAGTCTAAGATGATAAGCATCGAAATCAAATTCTACTAAAACCCCAGAATCAAATCTACTTAAAAATCTACTTCTACTTCCATCGTCTTTATTTAATGCAGCATAATTTGTACCATTATTAGTATTGGAAGGTCTACCTGTTAGTGTATAAGGATTATATTTACTAAATTCCATTCCAGCTGAAGTATATAATCCAGAGCTTTCTATATATTCTAAAGCTGGTATTATTTTATTCTTATAAATAGTTTCAGTTTCACAAGACTCCATTTTGTTGTAAACTCTTTTATAAATAGCCTGTTGCTCTCTACGTTTGTTTTCTGGTATTATCTTCTCAACATCAGGTCGATTCCAATATTTAGATTTAAAGAATTTAAACACAGGTAATTCTATTGTGTCTAATTCTATAGCTTTACCATCATTCAGGTAACTACGTATTAATATTTCGTCTACTAATCTCACAGGACTAATATAATAAAAATAATTGATATAAAAAAATTTAAGATGAAAATTTTGCTAGATCTGTTGGGTTTAATATAAGTTGCAGCTCTGGAATAGTATCTGTGTACCTTTCTAAAGTCCTCTTATTTGTCTCGAAAACACCCGTAGCAAGGATGGTATTATCATCACCCACTATATCATTCTCAGGACCGAAAATTTTCCAGTCAAAAGAAATTGCAGAATAAATATTTTTTATAGGATTGTCTTTTTTAGAATAATATTTAAAACTCTTTTTATCAACTTCGAATATATCTTTGTTGTGGTCGTTCTTAATAAAATATCTAGTTATTACAGTTCTATCATAATCTTTATCAGTTGGTCTAGGTCTAAAATAATTTGGTGGTCTTAATTTTTTTCTCCAAGAAGTTTTTAAATTTCTAAAAGCTGCGGCATCTTCCGATATTCTAATATCCATAAGTCTAATGTAGCCAGTTCCTTCAGCCTCAATACCACCATAATATTCATTATTTTTTTCGAAATAAAAACCAATATATTCTTTACCAGTTTTATAATTTCTAAATTGACCACCAGGAGTATATTGTTGTTTAATCATTATTGAACCCTTAAAACTGTATCAATTGTAGTTTCCCAATTATTAGGATCTATTTTATGTTCTATTTTTTTAACCATAAAAATAACATCTTTATATCTTGCAGGTATTGGTTTTGCTTTCAGAGAATGTCCCCATAAAAATCCATTGTAACCATCTAAAGTAAATCCTAAGTTTATTGGTAATAAAGGAGGATCTTGAACCTCTTCTATTTTTTTATTTTTATTTAAGTTTGCTTTAATAGCAGCTTTTACTGAAGCTATAGTTTCATCATCTACACCTTCCATTAAATCATCTATTGCTTCTTGCAAAAGTTCTTGTGGATCTTCTTTTTCATTTTCGGTAGAAGATTGGTTTGGGTCATTACATGGTTGTTCAACTTTCTGGGAAAGGCCATTCCAAGATTTAGTTGCATCAGATAAACCATCACCAAATAGACTATATTCATCACCTTCAGGAGCTGCACTTCCTTTCTTATTAGAACCATACATTACCTGAGCTTTTATAGAGTTAGGAACTTTTGTATCTATATTAACACTTCTGCATATAGACTTATTTCCAAAAATATTTATTGTGTGTGATGTTGGAACTTTTTTACCAAGAGATTTAGAATCAACAACTGTCATTATGTTTGTATTGGCTTCTAATGGTAAAGTAATTAAATCCCAATGATTTCCACAAGCAGAATTTATACCTGCTAGAACTTTAGCTAAAAATTCATCTAAAGTATTAGTTTCTTTTGCACATCTTTTAATAAAATAAACATTTAAAAGTATGTTACCTAACCAACCTTTATTTCCTTCCCCAGTATCAAAAGGGGCTCTTTTTGCATATTCATAAAGACCAGCTGTATCTGTAAAGTCTTCTAAATCTCCATCATGACCGAACATTTCCCAAACAAACTGACCAGGTAATAAACATACAGTTGGATCTGCTGAAGTAAATGAATCTTTTACATTTAAAACTTTAGTACCTCTACAATCTAATCTAGTAAGACATTTTATACTAGCCCTTCTAAAACCAGTATGACATGTTTCTATATCACTAGGAAGAATGTGAGACTTGGAATCTGTTTCAGATTTATCCATTAAAGTTTTATTTACAATTTCTTCTTCGAAATATGACCATGAAATATATGGTTGTTCTACAGAAAATGATGTTGCTTGCAACTTAACTTTTACCCAATCCATCCAAGACTTATCAGCAGCATTCTCACGCTCTTCTTCAGTAGTTTCTTTGTCCATTTTTATAGTGGTACCTATAGGAACTCTACCAGAAGTTACTAATAATTTACCAAGAGGCATTACTTGGCCAAAAAGAATCTGATCTAAAGGTCTTTCTAAATCTGATTGTTTTTTACAGGATTCAGTATCATCAGCAGCTTTAGAAGTTTTACAGCAAATTTCATCTGTTGATTTTTTAGTGTCTTTAGACATCATCATTTCTGATGGAGTTACAAATGTTGTAGAACAAGAATAAGAACCATCTTCATTTTGTGTCCAGCTAAAATTAGATACTACGCCTTTTTCTGCTCCATAACAACCATGTTCAGATTTCATTTTTGACTGGGCTGAAGAGTAAAAATCTACAAATTCTTTAGAACAACCTTCATATCCTAAAGCACTAGAAACTCTAGTTCCATTTGGTTTTATACTCCATCCATATTCTAAAACTACTGTTTTACCCAAAGACATAAATAATTTTTCTAACTGATTTAATTGGGCTAAATTCCAACACTTATAATTTACAACGATTTCTTTTAAAGAACCCATAGAACCTTTATGTTGAACAGTTGCATCTGTAACTCCAGGGGTGGGGGTATTACGACTACTGGTATCATAAAGGTCCTCAAGGGTTTTTGCTGAACCACCAGATAGAACACTATATTTTAATCTTTCACCATTTAATAATACATTAGATGTAAATCTCATCCAAGGAATTTTAGATGTATTCTATGGTGGTGGAGTAGGTCAGAAATATAATATTGGTGGTGAATGTGAGGTGAAGAATATTGATTTAGTAAAGACTATTATTAAAGTGATGGGTGCAAGTGAAGATCTA